TCAGACGCTGGCCTGCCTCGCAAACCTGCTTTACGTTTTTTGGTATACTGTTTTTGCTCATCATATTCTTCTATAATATTACTTAGCCTAGTAGTGTTGTAGGCAATGTTTAAGATATCGCACGCTTCTTTCTTAGTTATCGGTTTTACGGTAGTGTCCGAAGCTTGGGCTGAAGAACTCGGATTTAGGAGTGCTATTACCTTCTCGATGTTCGCCTTCGACAAGTTCTCGAAGCTCTTTTTCTTTACCCTCTTCACTTTTACTCTCCAATTCTAATTCTAGTTTAAACATCAAGCAACAAATTGCGTGTGCTAGATGTGAATAATTTGTTTCTTCGTCTAACTCTTCTTTGTCAAGATGAGAGAATAAATGCCTTAGACTAGCACTTGCATATCTGTTCTGCGCATCTGCAACGTCCCTCCAGTTCTCTTCACCATACTTATCTGCACCAAAGGTTAGTACTTTAGCTACTTCGAGCAAGGCTTTGGGAGGTAGTAAATGCATCTTAGCCTTACCACTATCGTACTTCTTCCCCTCACTCATGACAAAACTCTTTAATCATAGGAAAGAACTTATTAATTGTGTACGCACACTCTCGTGCAACGTCCATATGTTCTTTCTGTGTACCTGGCGTAGTTCTTACGTCAATGTAATGAATCCACGATCTTACAGTTCCTGACATATAAAGACGAGTCTTTGTTAAGCCTTCTGGAAGTACAGCTCTGGCCTGCTCTTTGGCAATGCCATTCTCAATAGCCCAGTTATATGCGCCTTCAGCTGCTGCTATAACTCTTTTCTGCGTAAGTATCCACTTTGCAGTTAGAGTATGGTCTGTAGTTTCAACACTGTTCTGTCTGTTTGCTTCATCCTGCATTCGACATTCTCTTAGCTCAAAAGGATATCCCATTGCCGCAGGGTCGGCATAGCGTTGGCTAAACTCTTGAAAAGCAAAACTACGGTGACGAACGATTTGATGCGCTATATCCCGTGTAGTATTAATTTCCAGAGTAATACTAGCCATCTCAAAAGGCGACCAGTGGTTGTGCTTAATTAGATACCGTACTAACTTCTCTGAAGTTTCAGTATTATACTGGTTACTAGGGTTTGATACTCTAGCCATCATTGCGATATCTTCTAATAAATTGTCGTGCGATGCTGATATTAATCTTACTGTCATTTTATTGTCCTGAGATTCTGTTGTTATAGTCGGCTAGTTCTTCGTCCCACCAGTGTGGTTTGTCTCTATACTTCCACGAAGCAAACGTAGCTTTGTCGAGCATATAGAAATTGCGATAAGACTGTATAGGATTATCATCGTCTTTTAACTCCTCTGTCATTGCCAAGGCAAATTTAGTGAAGCCGTGGTTTTCCATGTGTTTAGGTTCTGGCAAGGCATAAAGCATTGCGAGACTTTTGTGATCACTACCATAGCGATAGTGTGCTTCGCTACCAAGAGCAAAAGCATAGCAGTTTGTCCAGTAGTAATTCTCTAAGGAAGAACGCACCCATACACAACTAGGATGATTCTGCATTGTAGGTAGGTACGGAAAAATACGATCTTCCATAGCTAACTCTTTCTGCTCTTTCCGAGTAGTCTGAAGGATCTTATTCTCTTCTTTAGTAATCGGACGAGGTACAAAACCGAACAGATGATCTACCCAGAGGTTTGTATTAATAAGCTGTGCGGCTTCGAGTATCATCTTGTTGACATGTTTATCAACGTGGTACTCTGCAGACTTGTCGAGATCTTTGTCTAGGTAAAAAAGGTTGATTGCAGTTCTCCCGTAAATTGAATATGTATTATACTAGAATTGGGGTAACTTGTCAAGAAGTATTTTATGCACTTACTGATTCACCGCACCCACATTCGTTAGTGAGATTCGGGTTTACGAACTTAAAGCCTTCATTCAGACCTTCGTAAGCATAGTCTAGCGTCATTCCTTCAAGCATAGGGAGGGATTTGTTATCTATATATACGGTTAAGGCATCGAAACTAAATTGTTTATGAGTATGAAGATCAGCCCCATCAGAATACTCGAGGAGATAACTATACCCATGACACCCAGAAGGTACCAAACCCACAAGTAAAGCCTTTCTACTTGCGTTCGCCAGTTTTTCCACTGCTTTACATATCGCTTCATTTGTTACCTCTATCATCTTTTTGACTTTAAGTCACGTATGGCTGTTTTAATTGCATCTTCGGCAAGAACCGAACAGTGTATTTTTACTGGGGGCAGAGCTAATTCTTCGGCAATTTGTGTATTCCTGATCTGTTCTGCACTGTCGATATGCCTACCAATTGCCCACTCTGTTAGAAGTGAACTGGATGCTATAGCCGATCCACACCCGTAGGTCTTGAACTTTGCGTCAGTGATCATATCATTACTATCTACTTGGATTTGGAGACGCATTACATCCCCGCACGCTGGAGCACCTACCATGCCAGTGCCTACGTTTTTTGAATGTTCATCAAGAATACCCACATTGCGTGGGTTCTCGTAGTGGTCGAGTAATTTAGCGCTGTACGCCATTGTCTTTTACCTCGTTGTATGCTAGTTCACCCCTCTTCTTGGCTTCGCGTTTACGGTCTGTAAAGACTTTTGCTTTATTATACCTACACTGAAACTTAGCTACTGGGTTCTTTCTCTTCATTTTTAGTCTCCGTGGGGAGAGTAACGTCTCTATAATAAACGATTACTTCTCCCAGCTGGCTAATATATCTCTTTAGCTCTTGTGTGTTGTACGACATAAGCTCATAATCCGCTACACTCATTGCGATAAATACTAGATCTCCACCATGCTTCTTTTTGATATCTTCTACGAACTTATCGAAATAGGTATAACCTTCGGGATATAAGCCGTCTTTGTTGGCTATTCTAGTGTCTGATACTACATACCAATTTGGCTCCTTGAGATTCAGGGGTCGTGGCATGATAGGTTGTGTGATTATAATCTCTATCGGTTTGGTTATAATCTCTACTTCACGAGGAGGTTGCTGTAGTAAACTGCATCCACTAATCGTTAAGAGCGTTAATGCGCTTGCTAATATCTTCAATTTCATTGAATACTTTCTCCGTGCCTTTGTTCACTCGCGTAGTCATTAAACCAGGTTTTGCACTAGCTAACTGCGCTATGTTATGTCTGCGAAAGATGTCCAAGTAGTCGGCCATCTGAGTTTCGTACTGTTGGTTCTGCTTCTGGAGATTTGCACTTGCTGCTACTGTCTTCTCCATGTTCTCTTGTATTGCGACGATTGTAGCTTTTTGCTCTTGATCTCGCAAGTCTTGGGCAAGTATTACTGCCGTTTGTTCTTCTAATTTATTTTTCATAGGTACTACAGCAGTATAGTAGTAGAGGTATCCCCCGACTCCCATCGCTGCTATAATCCCCATCAAAATTTTAGACATTTTCTAACCTAGTCATCAACCTCTCAGCACGATTGCCCACTTGACGATACCACTTAGAATCTCTACCCTCTTTGGCAGAAGTCTTATAAGCGCCCATGTCTAGTGCTTTCTTCATGTTTTTGAAGCCACTAAGTCGAGGCCGCCCAAGATTAAACATCATGTTGACGAGTATCTCTTGAACTTCCCCTTCAAAAAAGTCCCACCTATCATAAAGAACTCTGCACTCACTAACAGCAATGTCTAAGTCACGTTGGAACGCTTCGGTTACTCTTTCTGGCTCGACAGAATGCCCAACGGCAAACCCGTATTCGGGATCATCTTTTAAGATGAGGTGTCCTATTCCAAAAGTAGGATAACCTAGGTGATCTAAGTAAACTTCGTTTACTACTCCTTCGTCTACTGCTAATTGTTTTTGTACTTGTTCTCTATTCATGTGATTCTCCTATTACTTACATACCTGCTGCGCTAGCGTATATTGTTATAAACGGTAAGGCTAAACAGCTTACTGCTGTAACCATGTTGCATAAATAACACACGGCCTCTTTTCTCTTCTTCACTACATTTTCTCCATACTTCTTGGGTCTTTACCCAGTTGCAGCCTACTTCCTAAAGGGGAGACTACCTTCCCTGAATCTGTGCTAGTACTTTAGGCTTGAACTCTTCCCATCCACCAATTTGTACACCATCCACAATAATTTGTGGTACAGTTGTCGCGTTGGGGAAGATAGTTTTAAACTCTAGCTTAGTATAATCTTCGTCTAGTTTTAATACTACATGGTTGAACTCGTTATCTAACTGACACAGTTGCTTACAAGCATTCTCTGCTTGCGTGCAGAAATTGCACTTGCTTTTGCTGTATATTACTACTTTCTTCACACAGCCACCTTACGACGTACCAGCTCATTTCGAAGGGCTTGCTTACGCTTAGGTGTGGTACTTGTGTTTTCATACGCACTTACCAACTCCTGCAGAGGAGTAGCGTGCATAAAATAATTAATCGTCTTATACTTCTTAGCTTCGCGATTTACTAATACTTTTGTTGACTCTTTAAACTTAGCTGGCATTTTCTTGTTCCTCTCTATATTCTAGTTTGAATTGATTGTATACTTGTTGTGCTAAAAATTTGTTTGGAGTAATAAGATACACGTTATTTGCATCAAACACTCTGTAATACCCATCCTCAGACTCTTCTAGGACTAATTTATTAATCATCTAGTTCTATAAGCCCTTTATCTACCAAGTGCTCGATAGTGCTTTCGATTCCTTCTTGTTTGCCTAAGGCATGGCAAGTTAAGCCACAGCCTATCATGCAAAACATAAATATTGATAGTTCTAACATAAATTCTCCGTTTCTTGGATTGGTTTGTCCACTTCAGAATAACTATTATACGCACAAATAGGTAATAAGTCAAGAACTTTCCTTTCCGACCTTAAATATTTTTATCTCTTTTATGGGTGAATTATACTGAAAAACATGCCAAATGTCAAGATATATTTTTGGGCGTTCTCAAAAAAATTTCTTGACAAGACACTCCCATTTCGATATAATACTTCCATGAAAAAATATAAAAGTAAGCCTTGGACAGATACGGAGCGTAAAACGCTTGCAAGATACTATTATCATGCGTGTATTGACGAGATGTGTTCGTTGTTACCCGACAGAACTGAACAGGCTATTCGTAACCAGGTGGCTTACTTACGTAAGCGAGGATATAGGTTTATAAAGTGACATTAATAGAATGGACAATAATTTTTTCTCTGCTCTCTGTATGGATTTATATAGATAAAGAGGATGATGAATGAATGTTAAAGTACGGAACGGTAATGTTGAACAAGCACTGCGAATTTTTAAGCGTAAGATCAACGACAGTAATAAACTCTATGACTACAGAGAAAAAGAGTACTACGAAAAGCCAACTACAAGAAAACAAAAGAAAAAAGCTGCAGCAGTTGCAAGAGAAAGAAAACGACAGGAAAAACTGGCAACGAACCCTCTTTCCTTGAAATAAGTCTTGACAACGTGCTGAATAAAGAGTATAATAGTTTTACTTAATTGGAGAATTTTATATGATAAATGTAAGCACTGAAGGCAAACAACTACCAGAGTATGACACATTCATTGACGAGTGTATCATGGCTTTGTTTCCACACGATGCTCACTATGACATCAATATCTGGTTCAAAAAGTATGTAGACAAAGACGGTACTCATGCAGGTTTCTGCATGGGTGATAAGGTCGAGTCTGCGATAGATATTGCTACCCACTGGATGTATGAAGATGCAGAAGAAGTAGCTTATCAACCTCATGAAATTGCAAGCAACATAGCCCACGAACTGGTTCACGCTAAACAGTTCTACAAAGGGCAAATTAATATGGTTGACCATGTTTGGAAACACAACCATGAAACAATTAACTGTGCCGGTCTAGAGTATGCTGAGACCCCGTGGGAAGTTGAAGCTTACGCCTACGAAGACATACTCACCGACTTATTATGGGAGAATGTATAATGTTAGATATAATTATTGGAATACTGGTGTTAATACTTTTTACAGTAGGTCTTTCAGGAGCATACTTGATCGCAAGAGACAAGCAACGTGCTTACGATATAGAAAAGAATTCACTAAACTTACACAAGCGAATGCAGGAGAATATAGATGATACCACAAGCAATAGTTGACTATAAAAATAGATGGAAAATGGCCGCATATTTTCTAGTACACGTTCATACTGATCTTCGCAGTGAGGTAAAAGAGTGGTGTAAAGAACACTGCTTTCAGTGGAGATACGATATTAAACGGTACACCGACAACTATACTGATACGGTGAGCTTTGAACTTTCAGAAGATTGCGATGCTTTCCAAGAGTGGTATCAGGAGAGATATGATGGTTAGGTGGTGGAGAGTTTGGAAACATGCTCTAGGGGCGTTCGATGAAGAAGATGGGTACAATGCTTCAGACGAGAATGCTATCGCCATTATACGATCACTCATAGTAGGAATCAACCTGATGTGTGGCGTACTGATCATGGTAAATATCATGAGGGACTGGCTATGAAAAAGAAACCGCGTCTTAAGATGAAGGGGGGTGATGAATACGATGCACTTACAAAAGCTCGTAAGTATTACCATTTTGGGTCGGGCGTTTTAAGAAAGATTAAACGTCAATATAATAAGCGATTCCGTAAGGAGGGCAAAGATGAAACTAAGGACATATGCTAGAATGAGAAAGTGGTGGAGAATTTGGGCAAAATCATTGGGAGAGAAAGTTGGTGAAACAGATCGACAAGCAAACACTGTGGCAGTTATTCGTAGCCTCTGGTGGATTACACATATGCTTACTTGCATGGCAATCATACTCAACGCTATAGCCAACCATGGTTGGGGGCTGTTCGGGTGAAGTTAGATAAAACTTGGGGCGAGTGGCATTGGATTGACGATCAGGGTTTTACTGTGAGTCCTCGCTTTACAACGAAGGAAGAGGCGTGCTACTGGCTAGTACAATTCGAATGCGATACTAAGGAGAAAAATGATGAGTGAAGATGCACTGGACGAGATTAGAGATTTTTGGCATAGAGTAGAGGCACTAATGGCTGCCCGAGATAAAGCAAACAACTTGGACTTTAAGATATTATGGAACGACAAAATAGGCGAACTGTTGTCAAATCACCATGCATAGGCACATGTCTGTACGACCCCGCAGAGAGTTCATGCTTGGGTTGTAAGCGTACTCCCGATGAAATAAGGGAGTGGATGATAATGACAGATGAACAGAAACAAGAAGTTTTAAGGAGAATAGAAAATGACAGGTAAAGGTGATAGAAACCGCACAGCAGATCTTGTATCTTATGAAAACAACTGGAAGGCTATCTTTGGTAAAGGCCACGAAATGACTCCTGCAAAGGAAGAAATGATGGAGAGAGCTAACCATACATTTGGGGGTGCAAAACTAGATACCACACTCGTTGAGGAGGCATTAGTTACTCGTCTTGAAGTAATAAAGGAAGGACGTCTTTTAGTTCAGTACCTAGGGCCGAATGAAAAGCTAGAATTAAGCTACCAAGATGGTGGTCGTACTTTGAAAGTGTTTATCAACAACCGATAAAAGTCTCTTGACAAGCAACTGATTTAAACGTATAATATACACATAAATCGGAAAAAGGAAGAACAATGAAAATAACAAATTTTGAAATGGTAGGCGACTTCATGGAGGCTTTCGGTCAGGAAGTACTCTATATGCCGAAGATGCCTGATACTAACCTCGCGGCATTACGCCTCGATCTAATTGATGAAGAAGTACAGGAGTTACGAGATGGACTTGGTAAAAAGAGTATGCTTGAGATTGCCGATGCACTTACAGACATTCTTTACGTTGTATATGGTGCAGGTCACAGTTTTGGCATTGACCTTGATGAGTGTTTTGACGAAGTTCATAGCAGCAATATGACTAAACTAGGTGAAGACGGACGACCTATGTACCGTGAAGATGGCAAGGTCATGAAAGGACCGAACTATCGTGAGCCTGATCTAACGGAGTTTGTATACTAGTGTACAGTGAAGTAGTAGAAGCACTTGAGAAAGCCTTCGATGTTATGCCTGAAGGTGTAGACCTAAGTAAGGGAGGGCTAGGAGAAATAGCTTTAGCACATGAACTGGGACACACCTTAGTAGCAGGAGATAAGGGAGCTGATGCTCAGGACGAAGAAGGCAACCTGTATGAATATAAGATCTCTACTACAGATCAATTTAACTTTAACCACGGGGCAAGACGACCCGACTGGTTAGATAACAAAGCTACTATTGAGCGTCACTTTCAGAATATTAAGGGAGCTTGGATAGGGCAGAGGAAGGGTATGAGGATTACAGCTAAAGCGTATGTACCTACAGAAATACTACTTCCTAACTTACTCGATCACTTTGAGAACACAAAAGGTGGTCAACTTACTAAAAACTTTAGAATGACTAAATTTAAGGAACTAAACAATGTTTGAACAATTTAAAACAGTAGATGAGAAGCACGAGTTTGAGATCGTACAAAACGGTTTCATCCTAAGAGTAAACGGTAGAGACCAAAACGATAACTGGCTTTGCAAGACTTTTATCTTCGATGTTGAAGTAGAATTCTTTGGTGCAATTGCCACGCTCGCAGAAATGGACGTAAGCTCCTAATGTGGCAGCAGCATCTTGACTTACAATTTCCGCTTACACAACAACTAGGTCTTGACTTAGATGTTCCTGAGAGTGGTGAACCTAATTGGAAGACTCTGTACACTAATGTGTCAACAACAACAATTGATGCTGTTTGGGATTGGGAACAGGTTTATAATATTACTGTGAGTAATTCAAACGGTGATGAGGCGGCAAGGATAGACGATACAGGAATCAGTCTTAGAATGGAAAACAAATCTTGGTTAAAAACTAAGGTTGCCAACTGGATAGGAGTAAAATATCTATGACGAATGAAACCCTTACTAAGTATAACTCATATACTCATAATATGTGGATTGAGAACTGCACAGAACGAGACAGATACAATGAGCCTCTTCTCAGAAAGGAAGAGTACATAGGCCAAAACGAGAAGTGGTTACTTGATGAGTTTTGGCTCGACTGGGGACATAACCGAAAGTGGATAGAAGGAGAATACAAACATGAAGCATCTTGAGGAGATACAGATGGGGTACTTTGAGCACCTCTACCATGCCTGGTCTATGGCTTTTGCACTGCTAGTACACGGTATATTTCCTCCGTTGTTTACACACTATGTTCGCAATAAAATGTACTGGCATGAGGATGAGCTATGAAATTTGTAGGGTATATGATAGAAACAGACGAGGAAGGGGATATCATCTTTGACCCTGAGATGGGTAAGCAGTTACTTAAGCATACTCCTATCAATACAGGAGATACATTCTTTCTTTCACTAAATGATAAACAAGAGCTAGTACTGGTTAACTGCGCAGAAGGTTCGTAC